TTACCTAAAAATGTAAGTGTATCTTCGCCTTGTTCTAATATATCACTTCTAACTGTAGAGGCCACATCAATAGGGTCTTCTATAATTTGTAATTCATGTACAGATATTGTATTATAAAATCTTTCAATAAGATTATTGTACATATCTTCATCTGTTTTATTAGTAACAAATATTTTAACATATGAATTATCAAACTCTGATAAATCAAAATTAGAATAATTTGTTTCTTTATCATTATAGTATAACTTTTTATACATTCTATAAGGGTTAATTACTCTTTCTAACTCTCTTGTATCTGTGTCAAATATATGAAAACCTTTAGGACATTTATAATCTGACCATGTAATTTCGTATTGTGTGCCTAGATAATAGATACGGCCATCATCTGATTTTTTGTGAAAGTGACCAGATAATACTTTTTCAAATTTATTAAATTGAGATTTTTCTAATCCGTGGTCGTTGTACACGCCTTTGTGCATTTCGAAGCCTTTAACTTCGAGGTGACCCATTGCAATGGTTGTAGTAGAATTGTCAATAGCATATAAACTATCATCATAGTTATCATCACAAATCCAAGGCAAAAAAAGTATATCAAGGTTATCAAAGTTAACAGTAGTTGCTCTAGTATAGATTTTAGCACCCTTGTTAATGTTGAGATTTTGTAAGGCATTTACTTCGTTTGTGTTTTTGTAATAAGTATCATGGTTTCCTATAATGATATGTGTATCAATATTTAGGTCTTCTAACCTGTTCCAAAAAACTTGTTTAAAGTTATGAGCTGTATTATGGTTTATAAACTTTCGTCTGTCAACAACATCACCCAAATGTACCAATGTCTTAATATTATGTTCTTTCAAATAAGGAAAGAAGACATCATTATAAAACTTATTTTGGTACTCTATAAAGGCAGGTGAGTCATTACGGCATCCGAAGTGTGTATCATTCAGTAGCGCTATCTTCATTAATAAAATATTCCAAAGTTGATTTTGATTTCTTTTTAGTTTTCTTTTCTTTCTTAGCTGGTTCGTCTATGACGGTATTTTTTTGTAAGAATTCTGTAAACTGATTTTTAAACTCTCTATCTTCTCCAGGTTGCAATGTCAAATCATCATAATTAGCTTCCATTATTAGTTTTTGTTTAATGGTTGTTTGTTTTTTTTCTTTTTGTATTCTTCTAATAAAAGCATAGTAAATAATTTGTGTAAAATAAGCAAACGGATTATTAGATTTTTCTGGATTAAAGTTATCTAAATATTGTAAACAATTCTCTATACCATCACTAATCATATCATCTCTAAAAGTATAATTAATAAAATTAGGTCTGTATGACAGGTGATTCGCTATCTTTAAGAAACATCCACCTATGTAATCTGTAACAGGAGGTTTAGTTTTTTTCTTCTTTTCTGCCTCTGCGACTGACTTTTTATACTCAATCATCGCAGCTAAAAACTCCTTGTTATTTACATAGTGTTCTTTTTGCGTTTTTGTTTTTTTATTCATATTGGACATAATACACTAATACCTCGCTTTTGTCAATGCTGAGTTGCATAATTTAATATTAAAAAATAATTTAATCCACGCTTGACTCTGGTGGAAAAATAGATATAATAGACGGTGTCTGCCGTCATAGAGAATACTCCTAAGCCAACTATTAGATACTTGATTTTTATTTTTATTAATGGAAAGTCGGGTCTTCGTCCTCAAACTCATTAAATATCTCATTAACTTCTTTGTTTTGTTCATCACTTAGCCTTTGTTGTTCGTACTTCATATTTTGTACTCTCTCTGGCACTTTATCTAATACATTATAATCTTTAATAATATTCACATAAGACTTTTGCATTTCATTGGTGGCGTTTGTGATAGTCATTATCTTTTGTTTTGGAATAGTAATAACTTGGTCACTTGTATAAGCCGCCCATTTAACTAAAGCCACATAATCTCTAAATCCGCCTGGTGTTAATTGTGGAATATATTTAATTTGTAATGGTTTGGTAATTCTTAATAATGCGTGTTCTTCCGGTAATTGGTCACTCGGGAACGAGCAAACAATATCATCTCCGTTTTCTAGCTTAACTATTTTAATGTTTGTCATTTTGTTAAGTCCACATTATGGATTTCATAATCAAATTCTTCTTCATTGTAAATATTTATCCTTTCCCTAAAGTGTGATAATGTGTAATTCTCTTTCTCCTTAAAGGTTAAATCATCTGCAATATCATATAAAGTAGCTTTTGACTTATCATCTTTTAATCTTAAACCTCGACCAATACTTTGTAAATTTCTTATGCGAGATTTAGAAGGACTAGCAAAAATAATGTTATGCAAATTCCTGATGTTAATGCCTGTACTGAAAGTCCCATACGAAGCCACGATAACTGCGTTGTCTGACTTTTCGGTAACTTCTCTAATTTTTTCTCTGTCCTCTGCTTCAACTCCTCCGTAAACATAAAATACCTTTTTGTTTTCTGCTTTCTTTGTTATATCTGCGTATAATCCAGCACCATGTTTTTCAACATATTGAAACAAACATAATGTATTGCCTGTCAACTTAGCCGCCAGATTTACTATAAATTTATTTCTTTTTTCATGTGCAACCAAAAAATCCATTTCTTCTTGGTAATTAAGTCCATTTACATATTGTCTGCTACCATTATCATAACCTAATATCAATCCATATATTTTCAAGTCAGCAAGTTGTTTTTTCTCTTGTAACTCAGCTGTTGATATTACTTTATTTACTGTACCAAACAAACCCTCTAATACTAATTTATGTGTCTTTGTACCATCTAATGTACCTGTTAGACCATAACGATACTTACAAGTTTCAAGTTTTGACATAATCTTTGTTAATGAAACTGCCTTAAATAAGTGTGCCTCATCACCTACTATTGTACCAAATTGTTTAAACCATGCCTTTGGTAAATTATAGATTGATTGCCATGTAGATATTACAACTCTTTTGTCTGTGTCTTTATCATGGCCTTGATATATTTTATGTACATTTGTTTCACTATTCCAACCATAATCTTTAAAATCTTTTGTTAACTGTTCTACTAATGATGTTGTAGGTACAATAATTAATACTTTATTTTGTTTTTTATTTTTTAATCTAATTAAATTAAATCTAGTAATTAAATAAACAATAAGTGATTTACCACTAGCTGTTGGCGACAATAACAAACATCTACTTTTTTTAATTGCATGAATAAATGCCTCTCTTTGATAATCTCTAACTGCAAAAGGTATTTTTAATGCTTTTATAAAACCATCAACGGCCTGTTCATCAACAGTAACATCTTTTATTTTACTACCATCAACGACTTCAATATTATTATCTTTACACCACTTAATAATATAAGGGTATAATCCTGCATATATTTGGCCTGTTTGATATGAATATAATCTTATTTTTCCGTCCCATACTCTGTTTCTATATTGAGGCATAAACTTAAAACCTGGGACTTCAAATGTAAAGTATTCAGATAAATCTCTACGAATACCAGCTTCCGCCTCTATACTTAAATAGACTTCATTCTTTTTTTCTAATACAATATACTTTACTACTGCCATTGACTTCCTACAACCCAACCTACTAATGATTTTCTTGTGCCTTTTGTTACTTCACCTACTTTATGCCATATGTGGCTAGGAAATACAATCATAGTGCCTTTTTTTGGTTTAAACGATTCTACTATAACTTTATCTGGATTGGGATGTGGTTGACTAATTCTAAAATCACCACCTTCATAATCATCATTTAAACATAATGTAAAACTTAACTTTCTTATCAAACCATTTCCATAAGGTTTTCTATGACTATCAATATGCCAATCATAATGGTCACCTATATTGTAAATCGAATATTGTAAAGGTTCAAATTCTTTTAAAGAAAAGTTCCAATTACTTTCATCATTTGCCAATTGAATAAGATTTCTTAAAGATGTTTGTAAAGTTTTATTATCCAACCAAGACACCTTAGAGCTTCTATTGTTATTATTGCCGTCTTTTATATTAGCTTCAGTAATATCTTTTGACTCACCCTCTGCAATAATACTATCACAAAAACTTTTTGGTACAATACCTTCTTTGATATGATAAATCTTTTCTAAAAACATTACACAGCACCACTAGTAAACCTACGCCAATCAATGGCATTTTTTATTGTAAATGTTCTATTTGATATTTGTCTGATTGTTCTATCGAGGTAATCAACAACAGTTGTTAAATATTCAATCTTTTGTTTACCTTTGATA